TTTAAACACTATCGAGGTGTGTTGAGTGGTTGGAGGTGGACCGCTCTTCTGGATACAGTAATCAATGCTGCAGAATGCTACGCAATTCATGAACAGCTAGGCATTCCCGTTCCTGCTGCGGACGAGCGCTGTTTCCAGGGAGATGACGCTCTTCTTTTCTATCGTAATTGGAGGGATGGGCTTCGTGTCAGTACAAGATATGCTCAAACTTTGCCTGTAAATCCTAAGAAATTCTTTCTAGATTATGGTCGAACAGAGTACTTACGATACGTTTTACAAAATGGAAGCAGATGGGGTTATCCTATACGAGCAGTTCCATCATTAATGTTGGCTCAGGCTTGGCAGAGTGGTTCACTATCCGGTCTGTCTAGCATGGCTAACGGGTGGTCATTATTAGCATCGCGTGGTTGTGATTCTTTCAAAGTATTTCGCCATTGCGTTAGAGACATTTCGTCATTTATAAGAAGGCCTTCTAAGGATGTTGAGTGCTGGTTACAAACACCAACAACGGTCGGGGGTTTTGGATTATTTAACGATAATTTGTCCAAGAATAGGAAATGGATAGCTTTACATACGAAGACTAAACTCATAGATGCTGGTGAATATGACAGTTGGAAAGGTAGAGCGTTAAGTTGGGACGAGCTACCGAGGGATGGTAGGAGTGAGTTGTCTGCTTTTGCAGTCAGTGTGGGGTTACACGAACGAGATGGCGCTGGGTTAGCTAACATTCTTGTAGCTAAACAGCAAAAAAAGAAGGAATCGGTATTCGAGTTTAAAGAGGTAGGTAACTACTTCGATGTGGGGTGCAGGTCTTACCACCTCTTTTCTCCGAAGGAGATTAGCTTTGGTATTAATCTGCCTCGTCTCCAATACTCTATGGATTCCATCTTTTGCTCAGCTGCCCTTACGGGGGTAACAGATGAGATGAGCGTCTATCGTTATTTTACGACAGAGTCAAATGAAAGGTTGAAGCGTTGGCACAAACTTCTACCTCGATGGCTCTGGTGGGATTGGGTACGCAACAGGCTCCCCAGTATATCTGTTAACTGGTGGAAGGCTGCTGGCGATGCCAGAGGGTATGTAGCCAAAAAGAGTGAAGCGTTTGGATTACTTCCATCCGGCAGGTTGACCACAGGTAAGATTAGGAGACGATGGCTTCAACTTGAGGCGTACGGTCTCAGCTTACGTTCACAGGTGACTTGCTTGGGTGCTTAGCTCGATGGTAAGACATTTATCTACTCTTCGGGGGGCGAGCATAGGA